TAGAAATGATAGTTATTGGAGCTAATTAGTATAAATTTGAGCTTTCAAAAGGATATATTATATAAATAATCTTATCAAAACATATTAGGGGGTAACAAGAAATGATAGTAAATATCATATCTTTTATTATGATATTTTCTCTCGTATTTTTTATACAAAAATCTTCATTTGCTAATCCGCTTTGCACATCAGTATCCTGTCCAAACGGTAATGGTAACGGTTTAGCTTTGGGCAATGGCAATGAAAATTCTAATATTAGTGATCCATTTAATAGTATACATGGAAATATGATTATATCTAGAACAAACAATCATGGAAGTGTTACTAGTATAGTATCTGGCTTATCAGTTTCTAATATTCATAGAGCAATAAATAATCGTATCAATAGTATTGCTATTGGTAATAGTATAATCAATTCTATTCGAAAATCTGAATAATATATATAAAAGGTGTTTAGTTTATTATAAGGAGACTGAAAAATGAATAGTAAATGGGTTCCAGACCGTAAGTGGTTTGCTTCAGGTATTAGTGGTATTCTTACCTGGGCTATTGTAACTTTTGTCGCAACAGATCTCGATCCAACACTTGCAACGAGTGCTGTAGGAGTAGTGATGGGTCTTGTGTTCTACTTTGTGCCACCATCTATTTCTGATGTTGTAAAACGAGTAGATGAAAAGATTATTGAGTTGGCTGGAGGGTCTGTGCCTGTGCCTGCTCCGGATCCAGTTGATCCAGTTGATCCAGCATAAGCATTTTATAAAGTTTATGTTTAAGAGAAAAGAGAGGCTTGCCTCTCTTTTTTTATAAATAGTCAATAAAACGTCTAAAAGGATTATTAGGTAAAGTTATGGCACAACCAACAACTAGAGCTGAATTCAAAGAGTGGTGCCTGAGAAAATTGGGCCGTCCAGTGATCGAAATCAATGTTGACGATGACCAAGTTGATGATAGAGTAGATGAAGCAATTTCTTATTACAATGATTATCATTTTGATGGCACTGAAAAAACTTTTCTTAAACACCAACTTACTGCTAATGATATTTCTAATGAATACATTTCAGTTCCAGAATCAATTATAGGTATTACAAATATCTATGATATTGGTGATACACTATCAACAAATAATATCTTTAACGTTCGCTATCAATGGTCTCTTAATCATATTCATGATATTGGTAAATATGATTTGAGCAATTATTATCTATCGATGCAGCATATCCAATTTATTGAAGAAATTCTCGTAGGTAAACAGCCTCTTCGATATAATCGGCATGTGAATAAACTATATATTGATATGGATTGGGATAAAGTAAGTGCTGGAGATTATATTGTTGCCGATTGTTATCAAGTATTAGATAGTGATACATACACTGATATGTGGAAAGATCGTTGGCTTCAGAATTATGCTACAGCAAAGATAAAATATCAATGGGGTTCAAATCTTACTAAGTTTAATGGAATGCAACTTCCAGGTGGTGTTCAATTTAATGGCGAACAAATTCTTCAAGACGCTCAAGCAGAAATTCAACGACTTGAAGAAGAAATGATTGTTTCGTATTCACTTCCAGTTCATGATATGATAGGATAACATAAACGTGCAATTAAATTCCTTTACACAAAAAGCAACAAAACTAAATGTGATTCTTACAGTTATTATAAGTATATTTGCAATATATGGAGGCGCTGCTTCAATTGGATTGAATGTACCAAGATGGGCATGGATATCTGAATTAAAAGCGGCTGAACTTTCGATTTCAGAGAATAAGTTTCGTGCAGAACAACTACATCTTTCTCTTCTAAGAAGTGATCTTCGAGATACATTGAGTAGAATTGCTGAACTTGAAGCAAAACAAATTGTTGTTCCAACAGCTCTTCGAGTTCAACTGGATGAGATTCAACAAGACGTTATTGCACAGAAAAAGTTTTTAAGAGATTTGAAAGCAAAAAATGACCGATAATACTTGGAAATCTTATGAATCTGTTGAAGAACTTTTGAATTGTGCTTCTTGCGTGAATAGATGTTATCGATATGGATATGGTAGATCTCATGAAGATATGAAAAAAGAACTTAAGAAATATGATTTGCCTAAAGAAGTATGATAAATGAGTATCAATTTAATAACTTTTTCAGATTTTTTAGAAGAAGAAGCCAAACTTTCAAAAGCACTTTTTGCTCCAAAGGTGCCAAGTGGATATAGAAATTTAAATCCAAGAAAAGAGAATGAAGTTAATCCAGTAGAAATTGAGGATTGGGCTAGAGAATTTGAATGGATGATCTCAAAACATAAACGAAGTATATTATATTTTGCATTATTACAAAATATTCGATCAAAAGGATTAGAATATTTCTATAATTTCATTAACAATGTTTGGCTACCTAGACTAGAAGCAGCGAAATATCCCCAACAAGGCACAGAGGATATGGTAAAATTTAATTCTGCTTGGGTACTACATTATATTAAAATCAATACCAAACTTAAATCAATTTTTCACGAAATAGAAGCAAGTGAAGAAGAAATTCTAAAATGGATTACAAGCGGAAAAATATAAATTGAATTGTAAAAGGATTAATTAATGGCAACTAATGTTTTTTTCAATAATTTTGAAAACTCTATGGAGCAGACTCTTATTGAAGACTTAGTCATAGAAAGCATTCGAATTTATGGCCATGATGTATGGTTTATTCCAAGAACTCTTGTAGCTACTGATGATCTTTTAAATGAGGACGATCTTTCAGAATTTACTTCAGCATATTTCGTTGAAATGTATATTAAGAATGTAGATGGATTTGAAGGTGAAGGTGATTTCTTATCTAAATTTGGCCTGCAGATTCGTGATGAGATGACACTTACTCTTGCGAGAAGAGTATTTGAGCTTGATGTAACTCAATACACTGCTGATGAAAGACCAAACGAGGGTGATTTAATCTACTTTCCATTGACAAATAAGATGTTCGAGATCACGCATGTCGAGCATGAAACAACATTGGGATTTTATCAGTTAGGGTCACTACAAGCTTATGATCTTCGCGTAGAACTCTTTGAATATTCTAATGAAACATTTGCTACTGGTGTACCAGAGATTGATGATCTTTATCAGTATTATGAAACTACTAGTAATACTACTATGGCATTTATTGAAGCTCAAGATCCATTTGCAGACAACTTAACAATCCAGACTGCTGCTAACTCGACGATTATCGACAAATCAGAATCTACTCCGTTCGAGCTCGACAATGACTGGTAATGAATACAAAATATATGTGCAAGCATATGAACTATATGAACGTGGTTATATTCGTGAAGACCAAATAGAAGAATATATGAGCACTAAGTTGAGTGAACTCGATTCCAATGTTGAGCAAAGTTCCCAGGATCCCAAGGTCGATTATCTTTACAAATAATGCAACACACTTTTGAGTAGGGTTTACCTTTTTTTGCTTGAGAAATCTTCCTTCTTCTTTCTAAAGTAAAAGATTGACCTCTATTTGCTTCAGCTATCTTTTTCTTATGCTCTGTTGATTTAGGCTTACCTTTTGTGCCATTAGGCTTGCCTACTTTAGTTTTACTTATCTTACGCTTAGTCTCTTCTGAATGAAGTTTGCCTTTATTTGCTTCACTTATCTTATGCTTAGATTCTTCGGAATGCATAAATAATCCTATTTTACCTTTATTCCAAGGAATCCTACCTTTACTTGATTCACTTATCTTTTGCTTAGTTTTTTCGGGATGAGGCATCCCTGTATTCCAAGGGGTTCTTTCTTTCATAACTTCAGGCGACATAGCTGGCCAAATAGATTGATTCAACCAGTGATCTTCTTTGATGACATTCATTCTTCGCAGAACTTTTGCTTCCCAAGCGATAGCATCATTCGCATTAGTAAATGTTCGCCGGATCTGAATAATATCTGGCTCACCATGAAGCTCTCGATATTCAGCAACTTTGGGTGATGATGTAAAGTATTTAGACCAGAAGTCATCTGGATGACAACCTTGTTTATAGCGCACGCCATAGTAGTATTTGCGGAGTTTAGACCAACGGATAAGATAAGTATAAGGAATATAAATAGACATAAGCTGGGTCCTTTCATCTTTTTGACCTAGAATAG